TCATAGTTTGTTTCTTTCTTAGATTCAAATACTTTATATATTGAAGCTAATACTTTATAATTAGAAATAGGCGATGATAAGAACTGTTCAATATCAAATTTCGCTGAAACTTCTTTAATAAGGTTAAATTTCTCTTTTGATAAAGCCGATTGATTCAATTTGGCATGTGCATCACACACAGTTTCTACCAATCTATCCGCTTTTGTTTCGGAACTATATTTTTCTTTTAAAAGTATATCGTAAAGACGTAACTCTTTGTTTAACTCTGTATTTGGAGCAAAGAACTCTCTTACGATGTTTTTAGCGGTTTCTTTTTTATCGCCATTAAGAACTTCCAATGTTATTTGTCTTACTAAAAGCTCAAATAACACTCCAGTGTTCTTAAACTTGGAATGTTTAATTTTTTTCATTTAATTACCCTATATTTAATCTACCCTATAAACTAACACATATAAATATAAACAAATTTTTCTTTATTAAATTTTAGTGTCATCTAATAGGTTTTTTTCATCTAACATACCAGATTTTTCATTTAAAACCTTCTTTTTAGATGAAATTCCGTTTATATATTCTCTTGCTAATTTCTTAGCGTTTGCATTTAAGTGTCTATCATCTCTTTTTCTTTCCTTATGATTTTCAGCATCTCCTAATGGGTCTCTACCATACGGATGTTTATCTTTACCATAAGTATTTCCTTCTCTTGGTCTTCCAACCCCTCTACTTAGTTCAATTTCAGTTTTTAATTTACTAATTTCTTCTTCCACATTTTGTTGTTGTGGTGGATTTGCTGGGTCTTGCCCTTGTTGTTCAATTGAAGTGTGTCTGAATCTATCTTTAAGGTCTAAGATTACTTTAGCTCTTTCAATATCAACTTCATCTTGTGATAATCCAAAGATATTATGATATGCCCAATCTGATGATAACATATTTAATGCCTTTGCATCAGATGCCAATCTAACCTTTTCACTCCATAAATTAACTTTCTCTTGCTCATAAATTGTAGAAGCGTTAGTAAGAGTTAATTCAAAGTTTGTCATTTCCGAATCTTCTATACCTTGTGCTGCTAAGTGTACAATTGCTATTTTAGTTAATTCACTAACAACTGTACGTTGTATTCTTTCAATAGTTCTTGCAAAACGAACATCTTCAGCTGCCAATGTAGCTTTACCATTTACATTTTCATCGTAAGAAAGGTATGCTTTTGGTACTCTTAGAGATGCAAATAGTTTACCTCTTAGATATTCTATATCTTCGATTGCTGCATATTCTAACCCTTGTAGGTTTTCAATATTTGTACCACTATCACTACCACGGACAGGTAGGAAGAAATCTTCAGTAAGGTTTTGTATATTATACTTTAAGTTATAATCACCAGTATTTTTATCAACAAATGGTGTTTTTTTCATTTTATTGATAATCTTCTGCATATAGTTATCCACTTCAGTTGGTGGAATGTTACCTATATCAATTTTAAATATTCTTTTTTCAGGTGCTCTCATAATACGATGGATTAACATCGCATCTTCCATAAGAGATAATTGTTTCCAAATCCTTCGTGCACCCTCTATCATTGATTTACCATAAGGTAAAAAGTTGGTATCTGATAACATACGGAAGTGAGCCATTTCATATTGCTCATATTCTTTTTTACCATATTGGTCTAACTCTACTTTATATTTTACATAGTTTTTATTATTAGGGTCAGTTCCTTCTAATCTCTCTACATTATAAGTTGAATGTGGCATTACATTTATAACACCTTGTTCAGGTGCAATTTCTAATGCTAAAAAAGCATCCCCATATTTTACTAAGTTTCTTACCCAAGGCCATAAATTAAATTCTATGTTCATTATATCATAGAATAAATTATGAAGTAATTCTCTTACATTTTCGTTTGTGGATTTAATTTGAAGTACATCACCATATTCATTTTTTGTTGTACTTTCATCGGCATATATATCTAAAGCAGATGATATAATTGGGTCTTGGTCCATAGCATCATAATCTCTAAAAAGTTCTCTACGAACTTGATGATATGCCATTGATTGTGCCCCTTGATGGGTTTCATAATAAGACCTTTGTAATTTTGTATATCTATCTCTTAGATTTACAAAGTTTGTATTATGCTGACGGTCTTCGGTATCTACAACCTTTCTCTTACCATCCTTATCAACCGTTACAATTGCATTGGTTGAGAATAGTTTTTTAAGTCTACCAAAGAAACTTCTGTCATCTAATTGTTGTTCTTCTGCCATAATTTATTTACCATTTTCTACAAGACCAATATCTTGCTTTTGTTCTTGGACCAGGATTTTCACAATTATGTCTTGCTCTGAAAGATTTTCTTCTTTCTGGATTGGACTTCTTAATTCTCATTGTTTTATCCCCAAAGTTTACCTTAATTACCTTTCCTGTTTTTGGGTTCTTAACATAAACCTTAAACTTTTTAACATCACCCTGCATTGGTTTACCTAACTTAACCTCTCTACCTTGATATTCAGCCTCATATACACAATTACAATTTGCTTCCTGTAATTGAGTTGAGTATGCTTTTAAGAAGTTTACGAAATCATCCATATCTTCTTGCTCAACATCCAATTCATCATAATCATCAATTGGATTATCTTGCGGAGTATCACCTACTTTGTAAGCTTGGTCTACATACTCATCTTCATTTAAGATATTTTGCAATTTAATCATTTTTCTTTAGTTTTTATTTTGACATATACCATAAATATCGTAAATTACCAAAACACTACTATTTTTTATAACCATTGAGATAAATCCTCAAACTCATCACCTACTCTCATTTTCCAAGGATTATCATCCATATTACTACCACCATATACACCAGCATGCTGCATATTTGATGATATACCACCCATTGCTCTTTTAGTAAGGTCTATACCTTCTTGTCTTAAACGAAGTGCAGTATCCCTAACCCACAATCCAATACAAAATGCCATCACTAAGTCATCGTTATAACCCTTCATAGCCTCAGCTCTACCATTCATAAATATGAAAGTAAACAATTCATCTATTAAACGATTAGAACGAACTGTAACAGCCTTTTCTCTAAAGTATTCATCTAATTTAGATACAATCAAAGGTCTAGTTTTGGATGTTGTTGAGAATCCAGCTACCATACCTCTTTCTTCAGCACGATATTTATTTCTTAATTGATTTTCAACATCTACATATTTTAAATCCTTACTCATATAGAATAAGTTTTTATACTGTCTATCAATTACTTGCTGAATTGCTGCCCAACCAATATTTGCATTCTCTATTACAAGTAGTGCATCATTATATTGTGTAGATAATTCAACTAAAAAGTTTCCAAAATCTTTTGTATCTACCTTTCCTTTATATTCAGCTACTTGAGTACATGTATTAATTTCCATAACATGAGCTGCGGAATAATCCGAACCATCTCCTCTAGCCACATCGGCAATTACCATATAAGAACCACCAGCAGTTGGATATTCCCATCTCCATAGGTTTCCATCAAATCCAGTTTTCTCTAATGGGTCTTGACAATATGATTCTTTATAGAACATTAATAATTCTGGGTCTATTACAGTATCACCAGAAGATACGAAGTCACAATCACATTCCTGTGCTGCTTTTTTTGCTCCTAATAGTTTTTCTTGTTCTTCTCTCCAAGCATCACCTCGTTCAGGGTGTACTGTCCAATGTAATCTGATTGTATTGAATGGATTTGAACCTTCCTCTGCGGCTAACCAAGTTTTATGAAACCAATTACCCACACCATTTGGAGTAGAAAGTGCAATACAACTACCACCCGTTGAAAGTGTTGATTGTGCAGATGTCCAAATTTCATCAATATCACCAATAAAGGCGGCCTCATCAAATATTAGAAGTGATAAGGCTTCAGAACGTCCTGCATCAGGAGATGAAGCAATAGCCTTAATTTGAGAGCCATTTTGTAATTTAAGTGAGAGTTTGTTATCTTCCAAAGAACCACCCTTTAGCCAAGAAGGAAGTAATTCATGCATTACCCTTACTTTAGTTACTAAGTTCTTTGCTACGTCTTGCTTAGTTGCGATAACTAATACGTTAAAATCGGTATTGAATAACATTCTCCAAAGTGCGTATCCAGCTGAAAGAGTTGAAATACCTGTTTGACGTGATTTAAGAACTATATTAAAACGATTTCCAGCAAATTGAGTTAAGGTACTCTCTTGAAATGGAAAAAGGTGAAAAGGTATTTTACCTCTCACCGGATGCTGAATCATACAATACTTTTTCATAAAGTGAATAGGGTCTACCGCACACTTTTTGTATTCTTCTGCAATAATCTCCTTTAGGGATTTCTTTTGTGTAATTCCAGTACTCATATTAATCAACAGGAGGTTTTACTAAATCGTAATTCTTATCTTTAAGTTTTTCCCAAGCTTCGTTTCTCAATTTCTTTGCTTGTTGGATTTCTTCTTCAAAACGAGTTATATCAGTTAGGATTTCTGCTTTTAATTCATTTACATCCCTTTCCATACTCCACTTTTCAATTGTACCATCTTCATTTACAACTTCATATTCTTGCTTTGCATCATTATACGCTTGTTGAAATTGAGAAACTACATCTTTACCATAAGAAATCATATTGTTATATATCTTATAATCCTCATAGGCTTCCCATAAACCATCTAATTTGATTATAGCTTCTTTCTTAGTTAAGCAATGTAAACAATATCCAGTTTTAGATATTAATTTTTTATCAACCCTTCCGTATTTTATAGTTTGGCAATCTGAAGCTTTGCAAGTATTTAATGCTGCTAAATAAGCTCTTGTTTCAGCCATAATATCACCCAACTCCGAAACTTCTATTTTACCACCCTCATGCTGTTCCCAAGACTTTCCATTTTCATCAGTCCATCGTTCTCCAACTTTTCTTTTTACCTCTTGTTTATCAGCTCCTGCAAACGATACAAATGCTTCTTTTTGATATTCACCACCGGTCAATACCATATCTACCAACTTTCTACGAGTTGGATGCATAAACTTTTTATTAAATTCCTTTGCCATATTATATACAAT